ATCCAGCTTGTCGTCCAGCAGCAGCGGCATCTAAAATGACTGCAGCAGAGAAGAAGTCTATGGCTGCTAAGAAGACTGGTCCTGCTCGTAAGGCATGGCCTGTGTCACCATCAGGTAAACGGAAGGGAACTAAATAATGGCTAAAGCACCTATGAAGAAAGCTAAAGGTAAAGCTCTGATGATTGTTGTTATGAAGAAAGAAAACGGCGGCAAGAAGATGCGCGGTGGCTGCGAGGACGAAGGTGAAGAGTACCGCAAAGGCGGCATGGTTCGTAAAAAGAAGGCTATTAAGAAATGACCAGATGGCTTCGGCATAAGCAGGATGGTACTATCTACGAGTGGGATAAGTACCTAGGCAAGCATCCTAAACTGGAAGAAGTTTCAGAAGAGGTTGCGTTCCCTGAGAAATTCTTAACTCCAGCGATTAAGTCGCGGGTAGCTCAATTCGCTGAGGAAATTCCGGCTGCAGAAGAAGTTGCTGATATTGTTGCAGCTTTGGAACTTGAGTCCGAGGATACTGCGCCGATAGTAAAAACAGTACGTAAAGGTAAGAAACGGAAGGGAGTTGACCTCCATACGGATGACATACCAGAAGAACCCGAGTATATTAACGAAGAACTGAACGCAGAAGTGACTAGGAGACTCGGATAGTGACGCCAGCCGATGTTATCACCGAAGTCAGAAATATCCTGCAGGATGTTGACACGCCAAATAGGTACAGTGATGCTGACCTTTTGAAGTTTGTCAACCAGACGATTAAGCGTATGGTGGTGCTTCGTCCCGACTTGTTTGGTGAGATCGGTGATATTCCTACAACCGCTGGCACTGCAGTGCAGTCACTCCCTTCTGATGCGCTACGACTTATTGATATCTTTCAGGTTAAGGGTGGCAATGCAGTTACTGAAGTAGATCGTGAGACCATGGCGCGCTATGCTCCTGACTGGATGAACGCCCCTGCTGGTTCTCCAGTTAACTTTATGCGCCATGTTAAGAACGCAGAACGATTTTTTCTCTACCCACCGCCTGTGTCAGGCACTGTTCTTGTTGGAGAATACGCTAAGGTTCCAGCGGATTACGCTTTGGCTGATACGATTACCACGCCAAATGGCGCATTTTTCCCAACGATTATTGATGGTACTGTATGGTTGGCTGAATCAATTGATGATGAGGCAGTTAATTCTAAGCGTGCTGAGTTCTTCTTGCAGCTCTTTACGAGCCAGCTTAGTGCTTCACTTCAGGGTCGTGTTGTTACAGATACAAAACCTGCTGGTATGAAGCCGTCTCGCGCTGACCAGATTGCTGGAGAGGTAATCTAATGGCAGACCGAGCTTTTTCCACGCTAATTCAAGAAGTTAGTGCAAATGTACCCGGATGTCCGCAACCGGTGATTAATCGTGAGATTCGTAAGTCTGCGATTAGGACTTGTGAACGCACGCTATTATGGCGGCACGTTGAACCTACGTTTAATCTGTCTCCCGGTGCATATGAATACGGATACAATAAGCCAGCTAATACAGATGTGCATGTTATTTTTGATGCTATGATGAATGACCAACCACTCAAGAAATTAACTCTTGAGGATGCGTTGTATCTTTATCCTCAATGGGCTGATCTTTTTAGTGGATATACAGCAGACGTTGCTTGGAGCGACACAACTAAAGCTCCTCTAAATTCTAACCAGTTCAATAAAGTAGAGTACAACGAAGCTAATACTTATAGTTCTCTTGAAGCTCTGGATTCGACAGACGCTGCAGACCTGCTGACACAGGAAAGTGGTAGTGCGTTGCTATTGGAAACCAGTACATCAAGTACTGCGACTTCAGCTATTAGTTTACTTTATGCCCGTGCAGACCTGAGTGGTAATTTCAATATTCTTGATCCGACTATGGTCGATGGTTCTGAGCCACGCGCAATCTGTCAGGTAGTCCCTGATAAGTATATTGTGCTCCCTATGCCGGACAATTCTAAGACCTATACAATGCGTATGTTCTACGCGCTTAAACCTCGGCGCGATGCTGATGGTATGGAAGAACACATACTTGATGAGCTAGAAGACGTTATCGTTCATGGTGCGTTGCAACAACTTATGCTCATGCCAAATGTTACATGGTCGAATATAGAATTGGCTTCGTACCATTCTCGGCAATATTTGTTCCATCTGAGTGAACGGCGCGCACGCGCTAACTTATCCAATATGCGCGGGAGCATGACGGCCCGTAGCCCTAGATTTGCGTAGGAGACAGGGATGACTGTCAAATTTAAAAATAATGCGATTGGGTATTTATCGTCTGCGATATCTAGTTCTGATACGTCAGCGGCATTGACTTCCGGCGGGGGTGCATCGTTCCCTACTGTCGGCGCTGGCGAATATTTTTATGCAACGATAACCTCTACGAGCGGGTCCTTTGAGATTATCAAGGTCACTTCTAGATCGACCGATACTCTTGGTATTGCTCGCGCGCAGGAAGGGACATCCGCTATTGGATTTCCATCTGGGTCCATTGTTGAACTACGAATTACGGCACAAGGTATTACAGATGCTATAAATGACTCAGCTTTAAGTAGCGCGTTTATTGCCCTTACATCAGCTAATACGCTAACGAGTCAAACTGCGGCGCAAGCTATTTTTGATGGTGGCGGTGGTCCAACTAATGGTGCAATTACGCTATCTACAGGCGTTTATTTCTTTGAGTGCGGATTCTCGCTTACAAATATGAGTTCTTCTAGTGGCTCGTTTGGCTTTGCCCTCGGCGGTTCTGCCACAATTACTCAGTCTTGGAGATCGTCTACAGCGAAGCCAGCAGCTCTTGCTACTGCTACGGCAGCAGAGCAGACGTTTAATACAGCGGCAAATACAACGCTCATCACTGCTAACACCAACACAGTAGGTATGACTTATATCAACGGCGTAATCCGTATCACATCAGCGGGTACAATTATCCCACAAGTCTCTCTCGGTGTAGCTAGTGCTGCAGTTGTTGGTGTTAATAGTTACTTTAAATCCTATCGCGCTGGAGATTCATCCGTAGTCTCCCTCGGTGATTGGGGCTAACTAATGGAAGAGTCGCCTATGCGTTGGGACTTCTCTCTAGGTAATCTAATTAATTTAGCTGCGATGGGAGTCGCAGTTGCCGTCGCTTGGGGGTCTATGTCTGAGCGCAGTGACTTAACTCACAAAGGAATCAAAGAATTAGAGTCGATGCAGAATGCTGCAGAGGCTCGTATTCGCTCTCTTGAGACAGGCCAAGTTCGGTCTGATGAAAGACTGGCTAGTATCCTGCAGATTGTCAGCCGGATAGAAACTAGACTGGAAAAAGAGGGGCATAAATAATGGGGTACAAGCTAGGTACTCGCTCCGAGCAACGGCTTAAAGGCGTACACCCTGATCTCATCAGAGTAGTTCGTCGCGCCATTGAGATTTCTCCGATTGATTTTACCGTCCTTGAAGGCAAGCGTACGGTGGAACGTCAACGGGAGTTATTTGCCAAGAAGGCTACGCGCACCATGAGGTCGCGGCACATTCACGGATTCGCTGTTGACCTCGCGCCGTTGATTAATGGTGAAGTTCGCTGGGATTGGCCGTTGTATAATCAGCTTTCGAAGGTGGTGAAACAAGCAGCGAAGGATGTTAAAGTCCCTGTAGAATGGGGCGGCGACTGGACTTCGTTCAAAGACGGTCCGCATTGGCAGCTTCCGCATAAGCTCTACCCGGATCCGAAGAAATGATGCACCCGGATCACTTTGATTTCTTTATGAAACTAGTGATCGCTGGTATTGCTGCACTTGCAGCATCTGTGTCTGCTAAACTTGGAATGGCTGCGGCCCACGCATGGAGATCATTATGATTATCGGATGGCGCACTTATCTTCTTTCGGCTCTGACGGCAGCGTTCGGCGCTCTCGCGGTCGCTGATTGGAACTCGTTTCTGCAAGACCCCAAGGCGGGCTGGTCGATTATCGCTATGTCTGTCATCATGGCAGTCATGCGTTCGGTCACGACTACGCCGCCCGGCGAAAAATAATGTACACGTTTGTTGCAGCGGTTACGTTTTTCGCTGTTCTTATTGCTGTTCTTTTTATGGCTGTGTGGGCTGCTATCCGCATGGCTGAAGAGAAGGGTCGTACGGAAGGCGAAAGCGATCTTCGTAAAGCGCAACAAGACGATGCCCGTAGGAGATTAGAGAATGCGATGGCTGCTGATTCTAAGTCTCGCGCTGACTCCGCTTCTGGCAAGTTGCGCGAAGACGACGCCCACCGCCGAGACTAGTTGTTTGGTCTGGCGTCCGATCTCATGGTCTAAGAAGGATACGGATCAGACCATTGAGGAAGTGAAGGCGCATAATGCGCGACGTAAAGCATACTGTGAGGAACAATGAAGAACGCTGCTAGCAAATCCAAAGCGATGATGCCAAAAGGCAAAATGATGGGTAAAGACAAAGCGATGATGCCCGCTGAGAAGAAGATGCCCGCCTATAAAAAAGGTGGCATGGTCAAGAAGGGCGGCTGCAAGTAAATGCCAGCAATTAAGATCACCGGGTTCTTAGGGACTGCACCAAAGATTTCTCCTGAACTGCTGCCGCCCACAGCGGCGCAGGTTGCGGAGAACTGCAAGCTCTATTCCGGTGATCTTATACCCTTTCCTGTGCCGCATATCGTCGCGTCTACTAATCGTTCGGGTACCATCCGTACGCTCTATGCTCTACGTAATCCGACCAGTGGCTCTCTCGTTTGGCTATCGTGGCTAACGGACGTTTCTATTGTCACGCCCGCAACGGACGAACTGGGTGAGCAGCGGTTCTATTATACCGGTGATGGCAACGCCAAGGTTAGTACTTACGCGCTAGCTACGAATGGGTCTGCCCCGTACCCATCAACTACTGGCTATTATGATCTAGGATTGCCGCTGCCTTCTACGGTTCTGACGACTGTAGCTACTCCATTCACGGCGATTACGACAGGCTCGTTCAGTCGAGACAACGCCAACAACGTCACTGTGACGACGACCGGCGCGCACAATCTGAAGGATGGCGCATCTATCTCTGTGTCTGGCCTGACGCCGACTACGTTCAACGTCGTTACGACTGCCACGGTTATTAGCTCAACATCTTTTAGTTATTATGCGGTTGGTCCTGCTGGCACGACGACTGGCGGTACGATTGACCTCGGCGGGTCTATCCAAGCGAGAACGTATCTATATACGTGGTACACTCCGTGGAACGAAGAATCCATTGGTTCAGAGCCATCGACGCCGCTGTTCATTAAAGAAGGTCAGATCGTCACGGTGACTGGGCTACCTACTGCCCCGCCGTCTGGCAATAACTTTGTCCGTGGTATCCGGCTTTATCGCACACTGTCAGGGACAACGTCTGCTGAATATTACCGGTTGCAGACCCTATGGTTCCCAAACACTGTTACCCGAGTGGCACGTTCTAATAACGTCGTTACTATCACTCTGCAATATCCGCATAATCTTATCGCAGAGGATAGATTTAAGATCGGTGGTTGTAGTGACGCTACGTTCAATGGCACAGGATCAGTATTAGAAGTCATTGATACTAATTCATTTACATATTCTCAGACTGCTTCCGATGTTGCAAGTAAGACTGTTACTGGGACTATGTACTATGATATAGCTGAATCGCTATCTAGTACTGCAAGATATTGGGGAGACGGTGGTAGTTATACATTTACGGATGACTTCAACTTTAGGAGTCTCACTGAGATTCTAACTACATCCGGCTATGCCCCGCCGCCAGATAATATTAAGGGGTTGAAGGTCGTACAGAATACGTTCCTCGCCGGATTCGTTGGTAATAGCCTGTACTTCTCTGAGCCTAATGAGTTCCATGCGTGGCCGGAACAATACAAGATTTCTTTCGAAAGTTCGATTGTCGGTATCGCCGTCATCGGCCAAGAGATTCTGGTGCTTACCGAATCCTATCCGTATGTCGTATCAGGTAATGATCCATCTGTTCTCTCTATTGCTAAGCTGCCATCGCGGTACCCGTGCGTCAGCGCTAGAAGTATTGTCGAGACAAGTTCCGGTATTGTATGGGCAACTCACGATGGTCTAGCCCTCTGGAGTTCGACTAGCGGTGCGCCGATTATAACTCGGCAGGTGCATAGTTCCGATACGTGGAATGCCGCGCTTGATCCATCTACACTAGTTGGCGTCTCCTATAAGGAGACTTACTTCGCATCACATTCTGCTGGGTCGATTGTATTTGAAGCCGGTGCGCAAGGCGGCGCTACGTCGTTCGTCAACTCCGACTTCAAGTTCACAGCAACTTGGTATGATTCACTCACCAATATCTTGTACGTTTCGTCAGGTACAAACGGCGACGTATATCACTGGGATGACCCAAATCAGCCGACTTCCCAGATCATATGGAAGTCAAAGGTATTTAAGGTTGAGGGTTATACCAATGTCGGTGCTGCTAGAGTTATTGCTGACTACGCCACGAATGAAACTCCATATGAATGGGCGACTGCGGCTGTAGACTGGGAACTTGCAGAGCAAATCTGGAACTCCGACGATCCGATTACGTTCAAGCTCTATGTTAATAAAGAGCTTAAGATTGCTAGAATCTGCACTGATAGCGATGCGTTCAGGTTGCCAAGTGGCTACAAGAGCGACACGTTCGAAGTGGAAGTAGAGAGTTATATCCGGGTTCGAGCAATACAACTTGGCGACACACCACTCTCACTGAGGGATGTGTGATGCCTAGATTTGCAGCCATCCCAGCGGTCCCGACGTCTAATATTCCTGAATGGGAATACCGTCTTGTTGGCGCGCTTGTACAGAACGTCGATCTTCTGACGGGCAATCTTACTGATGGCACCACTTCGAATAAAGCGCTGCTTTATTCTACGTATGATTTTGCGAATGTGTTGCCTGCGACTATCCCTGTTACGTTAGAGCAATATCCGCAAAAAGACATGACGGGTAATAATATCCTAACAAGCCCATCTACTTATGATGCCGCTGTTTTATATGATGCTAACGCGCAGACTTACGCATCAACAGTTCGCGGCTGCGTATATGCTAGTGATATGCAAAAAATGATTGGTGAAATTGCTGTATTGCGTGCGGTCGTTAATGAGATAATTCAGCAGTTGGTGAACTGATGGCTACGTTTACAGCTACCACAGCTATACCGACAGAGAATGTCCCCGAATGGGAATACCGCACTCTGCTGGCGGTAAAGCAAAATCTGGATAGTCTACTCGGACTAGACGGCAGCACTACCAACCAAGTAATCCTGCAGAAAAGTTTCGGCCAACTCGGCACAATCCTACCAACGATCACGGCAATCGAACCTGTGCAGGTATCTGACCTCGCATCGGTCAACGTGACCGCTGTGGATGGTAGTACGAAGACAGTCGTGCGTTGGGATACCGGCGGCTGGCAAAGCATACCGACTGAACTGGCTAAGTGCGGATCAGCGGGCGACCTTGAGAAAATTAAACAGGATATAGCTAATTTGCGTACTGCTATTGAACAGATCACTGTCCAGTTAGGGAGGGGCTGATGGCATCGTTTACTTCCATACCGCCAGTCCCTGTGACTGGACAGGTTTCCGAATGGCAGAATCGTACCCTGCGTCCTCTGGTGCAAAATGTCGAGTTGCTGTGTGGGCTACGGGGCGAACGGGACAATGCCAGCAGGGCTATCATTCGCAGCGATCTTAGCTTAAACTATGTGGCTGATCCTAATATTACAGTGGTGACTCCGCTGCCCGCGTATTCCACAACGTATTTTACTGCGGATAATGGTAGCCAAGTGCTAAAATATGATTCCAATTCAGCGGCTATACCCGCAGTCATTAGCGTAGCAGCTAGATACCAAGACGCTGTTTTGTTGCTACAAGAACTAGAGAACCTTCGCCTCGCTGTGGCGAATATCATAACCGTATTGAGGAAGTAATACGATGGCTGGCGACCCGACTCTAATGGACCCCATGCAAATGACTGATAATGCTGGCGCTCAGGCGTCTACGGCATCTATGGATTTACCTCCGGCCATTGCTAGCCTTATTGACATGAGCGAGATTACTGGTCCTGAACAGGCACCGTCTCGTGGTATCGCTGGTGTAGCCAATACGGCTATGCCCACTCCTGCATACCAGATGGGTGGTCAGGTCGGCCCAGCCGGTCAACCTATTCTTCCGCCGGGTGTCGGCGTGCCGCCTCAGATGACTGCTACCAGTCAGCCGGGTTTGGCCCAGCCGGGTGCGGCTCCGCGCATCTCTGCTTCCCAGTTGATGGTGGAAGCGCAACGATTCGCTCAGCGTAATCCGCGTCAGGTTCAAGAGATTCAGATGGCTGTTCAGCAGGCTATCCAGTCTGGCGAACTGACTATGCAGGAACTGAATACGTTGGTGCAGATTGCCACGGTTGCGATGCAGAATCCTGAGATGTATCCGCAGCTTAGAGCGATGGCTATTAAGGAAGGTCTTCTCACTGAACAGGAGATCAGCCAGCAGTTCGATCCGGGGCTGCTCTTCACAATTATTATCCTCGGACAGTCGCTCCAAGCTGGCGGCGCTTCGATGGGTGGCGCTCAGCAGCCAGTTGCTGAGAATCCTGCTATGACCGCTGGTGCTACCCAGATGGGTGGTGCATCTGGTCCGCAGGTCTCGGGTGCTATGCCGTCGATGGCGATGGGTGGTCCGCTTCCGACCAAGAGCAACCGGGCTGATGGAGCCATTCCGATCAAGGCTCATGAGGGTGAGTATGTCATCCCAGCGCATATCGTTCGCGCCAAGGGTACGGAGTTCTTCGACAAGATGCTCCAGCAGTATAATGAGAAGGAATAGTCCTAGACCAACGTGTAGCTAGATGCTAGGTTTAGGCAGCAGATTTAGGGGGTTATGATGGCGGATTTCTGGAGTGCAGCGTTCGACGCTTTGAAGGCACAGGCACAAGCGCAGGCTGAAGCTAATAGATATATCCAACAGTCAGCGGCCTACATTGCTCGTGGCGGTACGGAAGAAAAATCCTCTGGCAGTGGCATCGGCAAGATTCTGAAGACTGTCGCTACGATTGCTGTCCCCCTCGTCGCAGCCGTGGCCGCTCCGTTCCTTGCGCCTATCGCTGGTGCGGCTCTTGGAGCCGTTGGTCTTGGTAGCGCGGCTTCGGCCCTCGGTCTCGGCGCTCTTGGTGCAGGCACTATTGCGGCTCCTGCTGTTGCGGCCACTGGCCTTGGCGCTGGCCTGACGGGTAGCCTTCTCGGCGCTGGTCTCGGCGCTGGCGTTGGCGCTCTTACTGGACGCGGCGCTCTGACGGGCGCTGTCACTGGCGCTCTCGGTGGCGGCATCGGTGGCGCGATGAATATCGGTAGCGCTCTGGGCTTGGCTCCGACTGCTGCGGGTGCCTCATCTATCGGCGCTCTTGGCGGCGCTCCGCTTGGAGTTGTTGGTGGCGCTGGAGGACTCGCAGTCCCGACGTTTGGAGCCGCTGCTCCCGGTGCAGGCGCAGCGCTTGGCGCTGCTGGCGTTGGCGCTGCTGGCGCTGCCGGTGGTTTTGGCAGCACTCTTGGTGGTCTGTCTGGTACGCTCCTACCGAGCCTTGCTTCGGCTGCTGCTCCGCTGTTGTCAAGCACTATCCAGTCTACGATGGGTAAGCTCACTTCTGGCGACAAGCAAGGCGGTATGGTTGACCTTGCATTGACGATGTATAACAAACCGCCGGAAGGTCTGACAGAAGAAGAACGTCGCGCAGTTGAAGAAACAGCGCAGCTTGCTGCCACGAACAAAGAACTGTTCACGCAGAAAGTCGAGCAAGCCAATGCTCTTTGGCAGACGGCTCAAGCTAATCGTGAACAAGCATACGCTGAGACGCAGACTGCTGTGCAGCGTGGCCTTAAAGAACAGCAACGCCGTTACGGTGGCGGAACTGGTTCGGCTGCGCGTCGTGGTTACATGGCTCGTGAAGCTGCAATTAAGGGCGCTCAGGCTGGTTCGGCTGCGGTGACCGGTGAAGAGACTGCGGCTGCTGGTCGCATGTCTACTGCGGCAGCGGCGCTTCCGACGTCTGCTCCTGAGACGGCTGCTCGTGCTACGCTTCCGCTGTATCAAGCTGCTGATAAACGTACGCAACTTTGGAAAGAACAGCAGTCAAAAGCTATCGGCAGCATGTACGGCGGCAGCATGTACGGCAGTGGCGGCGGTGCTAAATTCGGTCTTAGCTACGGACAATAAGCAGGACTATTATGGCTGATCTCACTTTTGACCCGAATGAATACGCACGTAATGTGTACGTTGCGAAGACGGCCACTGGTTTTCAGGAAGGTCAAAAGAACGCTGCGGATTTAGCTTATGAAAATATGCAACGAGAGTTGCTGCAGCAAAATTACGCTCAGGAAGCTATAAAGTTTCCGCTTGCCATGGCTAAAGGCGTACAAGAAGCGCAGACTAATGCGCTGAAGAATCAGATCATCCAGCAAGGCATCGACGCAGAGAATAGAAAACTCGCTGCGCAGCAAGAATACATTAGCGGAATGGGCGCAGGTCTTCCTGAATATGCTCAGACTGCTGGTGGCGCTGGGTATCTACCAGTTAAACAAGCCCCCGCTGGTGCGCAACAACCTGCAGGTGCTACTGGATTTGCACCCGGTGGTCTAGGTGCATACACGGCGGTGCCTACGCGACCGACTGACTACACTGCACGTATGCTACAGGTAGAAGGTGGCGGTCGTAATCCCATGTCATCTGCCCAAGGACCGGGTCAGTTTATCGACAGCACATTCGTGCAGACGTTTAGGAAAACTTTTCCTGATGCGTCCACTGGAATGACTGACAAGCAGATTCTTGCTCAACGCGGTACTGGCGTTGAGACTGCGATGCTCAAGAAATTTACGGAAGACAACCAAGCTGTATTGGCAAGCAGAGGTTTCGCTCCGACTAACGCCAATACTTATCTTGCGCATTTCCTCGGCGCTGGTGGCGCTACTAAAGTGCTATCGGCTGCGCCGAATACGCCAATCGCTCAAGTCGTTGACGCTGCTTCTATTGCAGCCAATCCTTCGGTGTTTAGAAACATCCGTACCGCTGGTGATATGCAGCAGTGGGCTGCGCTCAAGATGGGTGAAGCTGGTCCCGGTGTTGCTCCCCCCGGCAGTTCTGGTCTTAGACAGGACATTAGCAGACTCGGCGCAGGTCTTACCGTTGGTGGTATAGCGGAAACTGTCGGTGGA